CCTGCGTGGCGCTGGTGCAGCATCTCACTGCCATTTCATGAGCAGTGATGGACCAGAGTGACGTCAGGCTTTTCATGTTCCCTCCTTATCAGAGGTGGACAATCCCTAGCTCTGTCGTCAACCGTGCGTGTTTTATTCCGCTGTCTCTCGCCACTCCCTGAGGACTTCGTCCTCAAGGTGGAGATTGACAATGAGTGACCTATCGGCTTCACTGACCTTGAGCCCGGATTGGTTTATCCAGGCAGGGGCCAGAAGAGCCGAAACATCCCGAGGGATGAAGGCAAAAGCCAACGCTCTCGCTTTTTCAATAGAGAGTGGAGGCAAAGGCTCAACGTCATTACGACGCGAGCCAACCTTCCCCTTCGAGGTGTTTTTGGTACTCACTGTCTTACTCCTTGTGAGTGAGAGAAAACGAATGACACACAGCTCGACTAATGGCTCGAGTCTGCGAAGTGCCCACAGGCCTCTTGAAGGTCAACTACGGCCAACAAGAAAGCCCATAGGGCATCTCGCACCTCATCGGACTGGATAAAACCAATCCTTACCCGTACCGTGAATGTGCCACCAGATTTACTCTGGGAGCCCAGCCACGCACAGGAAACGCCATTAGCGTTTACGCCATCAAAAGATGCCATTACAATGGTACCCAATGATGGCAGCGCCAACCTCATAAAGAAGATCGACGAGGAACACCATTACGAACAAAGACTTTCGGTCTAAGCTCGTGCGGTGGTCTCGATCGGTACTCCTCCTTCCCGGGGAAGAACCCCGTGTGGGACGTGGACTAAATCGGGACCTCCTTTCGGGAGGGTCCGTCATTTGATTCACGAGAGGCGATCAGATAAACCGTTACTCTACGGCACGAGCCCGCTAGGACTCGCCACCGAGGAGCTTAACGATCATCTGGTCGGAAGTTGCTGTGAACAGGGCCTTAAAGCCCGCGTACACAGCCTGTGCCTCGGCACCCGTGTAACCTGCCGGCGGAAGGTCAAAGACGATGTAATTACTCATCGAAACCTTGACATTCTCCGACGGCCGGAACGGGTCCGCAGTCACCTTATTGGCGTCGATCCGAAGGACTCGTCTGGTCCGCTTGCCGTAGTTATGGCTAGCGGTCAGCTGATAGAGTCCGTCACCACTTGTGTACTCGCTTTCGTCATCCCCTACGCTAGTGCGTGGGAGTGCGATTGTCGAGCCACCGATGGTGACTGACAACGGGTCGGTAAACGACATGAGCATCACTCCTAGGGACCCGGTTAGATCCCCAATGGCGTTTTAACGCGAACAACACATCACTCAGTGCGTCCGGGAAATCCCGAGCGCACCAAGTATGGCGAGCTGTGACTTACTAAATTTGTCCCAGCTCACTCCAAAGCCATACGGTGTTGCCTTGCGTCTCACCTTGGATTCTGACACCAAAGTAACACTTGGGGCTACGGTTCCAGTCCAGAAATTGGACTTACCGACGTAGGTGTAGGTTGCTTCTGCAACAGTATGCTGCATAATGTAACCATACAACAACACCTGGTTGAACAGGATCACACTATCGACATTCGCGAGAACATCGCCAGTGTTAGTGACCCAGTCTACCAACCAGCTCCACGGTGTAAGGTTCCAGATTGATTCTGGAGTAAATGATAATCCTGCGATTCCCTTTGCAAGTTCAACTTGCCGTGCCATCTCCGTCAAGGTGTCTCCACCTGACGGAATATAGTACGAGAAACCGCCGGAAAACCATGTACGGCGCGTGATCTTGTCGACACGCACCACCATACCGGGTTCACCATTGTCGACGTACATAGCATCGGTGTTAGGAGGCGACCCCCAAGGGCCGTACTCCCGACTCCAATCCTGTGACGTCGTACTTTGGTAAAGTGGAAACTCATACCTCCGTCGAACCATTTTGCCAGAATCCCTCATTAACTGACGGATTTTAGCATCAGCGTTGACGATACTCTCCGCAAAAGAAGAGATATCACTGACGAATGGCTTCCAACCAAATTCAAAGTTGAGGAACATTCCAGCAAGCGCCTTTCGGCGCCGCCGGTTTGTTAACCCTCGAAGCTCTTTTAGAGTTCCGAGCCCCAACTTTGGG